CTCACGGATTGCTGAGAACTTTGCTTTGCTTAATTCTTCTGGTGCATGTTCGATAAAGAACGACAAGACGTTGTCCAGTAATCTGACCAAGTCTCTAACCATGTGCGTTCCGATCCAGTTGTCGTACTCTTCAAGGTTGACTGAGGAGAGGCAACAGACTGCTGTTCGTTCTTCATTAGTAACGAGGTGTATCTCGTTGCATAAGTTAGAGCCATTAACACGGAGTCCAAGTTTCTGTTGAAATGGATTAAGTTCTCTGTTGGCTGTGTCAATGAAGTTGACGTAAGGACTGCCAGTTCTGAAACGAGCTTCAAGTATTCTTTCCCACAAGCTTCTAGCTTTGATTGTGTCTCTGACAGCTCCGTCATAGGGGTCTTTGAGTTGCCACTCATAATCTTTCTCCACTGCAGTCATAAACTCATCAGTAAGGTTGACTGCGTTATATAAGTTAAAACATTTACGGTTAGAGTCGCCCCCTGTTGGTGTCCTTATTTTGATGAACTCAACAATATCTGGGTGACTCACATCCATGTAAGCTGCATAGGAACCCTTACGAGTCTTCCCTTGCTTATAAGCAGTCATCTGACTATCAACAACTTTCATGAACGGTATAGGACTTGGTGCTTTATCGGACACCGCCCTTACATCTGACCAATGTCCACCGACTCCACCACCTTTAACTGATAACCAAGACACCTCTGAGTTGTGTTCAATCAGGGAATCAAGGTTGTCTCCTATATAAGTTAAGAAACAGGAGATAGGGAGGCCTTTAGGGTCTTGGCCTGGGAGTGGGGCATTTGATAGAACGGGGCTTGCAAACATAAACCACCGCTTTGAAGCGTAATCGTAGATGCGCTGTGCAAATGCAAAGTCTCCTTCACAGTACGCAACAGACGCACGAGCTAACGCTTCTTGAGGATCTTCTCCATCTAAACAATAGAACGATAGCAAAGCTAACGCTTGTTCTGAGAAGTTATCATTTCTAGTTTTATCTATTTTAATTCCGAGATGTTCTGTTATCACAGATCATATTCCCCATTGATTTGGTTGATACGCATTTGTGCGTAGCGGATTACTTTTTTGAGATCGACTACTTCACTCTCAAATTCGTCCATTCCTTCGTATAGTTTTGATCCTGCACGGGAGGCATACTTGATGATGTTTCCACGCCAGAACTCCATGCCGTTTCGGATGATGAAGTTCTTCGGCTCAATGGCGTACTGAGCGTAGTGGGAGGGTTGTTCGACAAGGGTATCAACAGACTGATCGTCCCTGATGTCAGGACGGGTACGTTCATCCAAGTTAAAATTGTCATCACTCATAGCCTCATGTACCTCGATTAAAGTTATCCATTGGGTGGTGTCCATAGAGTTACCTCACCTGTTTCTTTGTCGTACTCCCCCGTGCGTAAGATGCGTGCAAGGCGTGCTTGGGTGAGGGCTACTTCTTCAGACAGACCTGCCTTCATGTACGCGACAACGACTGCGTTCCAAGAGGGATCAACAGCTAGGATCTTTTCAGCAGTCTTAGCTCCGACTTTTGGACAGCCAGAGTAGTTGTCAGTGAGATCACCGATGAGCGTTTGGAAGTAGAACCAATAATCACTTTCTTCTACTGATCGAGTAATAACCTCACCATCAACTAAGTGCTTGCCTGGGATCGTCTTAAGATCTTTATCGGTAGACCAGATGACGGTGTTGTCATCTTCAGTAGCCATAATTCCTAGAACATCATCAGCCTCTAGGTTTGCCCAAATGACACCGTTGTACTTTTCGTACATGTAGTTCTTGGCATGCTGAAGTAACATCGGTCTACGAATGTTCTGTCGGTTTGCCTTGTACGTTGGGTCAACTTGTTTACGAAAATTGTTTGCATCAGATAATGTAGCAACTACCTCAGTGCAGGCAGAGGACGTAACAAGTTTGGATACTGCCTCATCAATATCACTCTCTACGTCTTGTTCAAAAGCATGTAGAGTCCAGAGGCCATCACCCCAATTGACAGGTGTCTCCGCTTTGGTTGCAGCGATGTAGGCGATGATGTCGCCATCAATAAGAAGTCTCATACCATCCCGTCCCCATCGTCTTCCTCAGCCATAGCTTTCATGTAGTCCTCAAATTCTTTCTGGGTGACTACTTTTATCCCATGCTTCACTTGGATGTACTCTAAGTAAGCTTCCATCAGGAACTTAGCAGTCAGGGAAAGACTTACCACCGCAAATGCTAAGGCGATAATCCATTGGATTAGTTCACTCATTGGCGATGCTCCACGAAACGCAACTTCCTTGTTTTAGAGTTGAAGTGTAGGTACTGAACGCCTAGATCTTTTTGCAAGGTAGTGCGTGCAGACAAGCGTCCATCTTTGTAGGACTTGACATCTAGTAACCTAAGTTGCCCTTCAGGGCTCATAGCAATTAAATCAATTGCACCTGTGCATCCACAGTTCTTAAAGACTTGATAACCCTGATCCCATAACCATGTGATGGCGTAGTGTTCTGCCATATCACCAATCCGTGAGGGGTCAGTGGGTCTCTGCCCAGTTACGTCCGTAGGTAAACTCTGAATCGAGTGGACATTTGAAATCGTAAATTCGTTCAACTTGGTGCATTGCCCGTATGACAAGGTTTCCAACTGCATCTTCCAATCCTTGTTTGACTTGTATCTGTACTTCATCATGGATGAACGCCACTATCGCAACGTCTTCCTCAGTGTAGCCTTCAGCTTGTAACATTTGCTCAATTTGGACGTACCACTGTTTGCAAATGATCGCTCCTGCTGACTGTAAAAGTGTATTAAGTGCTGCGTGTGCGTGTCTTACTGGGACTTTTCTACCATCAAGTCCTTTAAGCCAACCTCGTTTAGCGGCTTCTGTGACTGCGTCCCTAAGTTTTCTGAGGGCAGGGACTTTCTTAAGGAATTTCGCCTTAATTGCCTTGCCCTCTTCTGAGCCTTTGTTAATGATCTGCCCAATTTTCTCGTCTCCTGCTCCGTATAAGAAGCCATATATAAATGTCTTGGCATTTGCTCTTGTAGGTAGTCCTGCTGCTTCTTGGTTTGCAGAATGAACATCGCCACTGACAACCTCTAGCGCGTAAGAACCACCATCAAAAGGAGCCATATAACTGGCAAGACAGCGAAGTTCAAGCGAGCTAGCATCGGCTCCGAGAAGGGAATAACCATTAGGCACAGTAAAAAGCTCACGACACTCACGCCCATAAGGTGCTGAGACGGAGGGAATTTGAGCGCAATTCGGTTGCGAATGGGTGCAACGAGATGTGACGCAACCCATGTGATTAACACGCCCATGTAATCTTCCTTCTTTCTCCAACTTCAACCATGCTTGCTTACCTGTACCTAACTGACCGATACGTTTGTTCAGCATCAGGTATTCAGACAAAAGAGTGGCTTCAGGTAACTCAATACTGCTGAGGATGGTTTCGTCTACTTTAGGTATGCCCGTGTCGGTAAACTCTTTCGGCTCCCATCCAAGTCCCTGTAAACGCTCTGCGATTTGTTGGCGTGAAGCAGGGTTGAACGGTATCTCCTTGGATTTAGTCTTGAGCTGAAGGGTTGTTGGAGGGAACGTATGTTGAAGTGAAACCTCGATGTCATTCTTCCTCTGCGATAACTCAGCAAAGAGCTTCTGAGCCTTATCAACATCGAACATAAATCCACGTTGTTCTTGCTTAAACAGCGCGGTAGCGATTTGATGCTCAAGAGTAAGCGCATCCTCTGAGAACGGTTTCGACAGAATCCTGGAGTGCAAAACCTGCGTAACTTTCGTGTCCTGTACACAGTAGTCCAACATCTCTGGACTGAATGTTTCCCAAGCCCCATTGTTAGCTTCGCTATATTCACCTTTCAGTTCTCCTAAGCGATAACCCCAAGCTTTTAGTGAGTGAGATCCCCAAAGCTTTGTAGGCAATCTCTTGTGGTCAGCATCAAGCTGCATGAGGTGAGGCCAAATGGTTCTTGAGCAAACTAACGTATCGAGAACGTCACCCTTGTATTCCCATGACCAGAGCTTTTTAAGTACAGGTAAATCATAGGAAATTAGGTTGTGTCCAATTAACTGGACAGCGTTCTCCATCAGAGTTAGG